TGCATCTACAAATGCCTGGAACACTCCAGCACCAACACACGACCCTAGTAACCCTCCGTTCTAATGAAGATTCGGGTGTATGGAGACCCAGCACCACAGGGTTCAAAGACTGCAAGGGTAATCAACGGGCATGTTGTGATGTGGGAGTCTTCTAAGAAGTTGCCAGGATGGAGAGATTCAGTTCACATGGCATGCAAGGTTGCATCTATGGAACACCACGTTCCAATGCTGGGACCAGTAGAAGTTCACCTAACATTCTTCATGCCTAGACCTAAATCAGTTTCCCGCAAATACCCGAACACCGCACCTGACTTGGACAAGCTCATCAGAGGAGTTGGAGATGCCCTTCAATCTTCTGGTGTGCTGTCTAATGACGGGCAAATCGTTTCCATCATCGCTGACAAGGTTTACGCTAGTGATCCAACCGAGAATGGCGTTGAGATAGTTCTTCATCCAAAGCCATGATTCGAGAAGTGTGTTCTTGTGGTGCCGAGTTTGAGACCGATGACCGAGATGCTGTCATTTTGGTAAAGAACTGGCGTAGAACCCACAAACACACAGAGAAGCCCTTAGAAGCCCCTTCTAGCCCTTTTCAAGTGTCAAGTGATACACAGGTCGCTTTAGGGTTTACTGCCCTGTACGAGCCTCCTGAGCCCGATTACGATGATGGTAACAATTAGGTAAACACTCTCGACACACTCTTCCTAAATGTCGGCGCTAGATGTTAGAGTTCTAAATACAGCAACCAACAGCTGTAAAACATGAGAGGAAATCATGAACAAAGCACTAACATTCCTAGCCACAGTCATGGGACTTCTAGGATTCATCCAGCTAGTAGATCTAGTCCAGGAGAGACCACAATACGGAATCCCACTACTAGGCGTTCTAGTCGCAGTCTGGTTATACGCTGCACTAATCGGCTGGAGAGATAAACGATGAACCAACTAAAAGCAGCTAAGTATGCCATCGACCAAAGAGTCACAGTCAAGACAGTAATCCTGAAACTTTTGGAACTGACACCAATGACTGACCCAGAACTCTGCGATGCTTACCGCCAACTGTCTTACATCGGACAAGCACCTACCACCAGCGACCAAAACATCAGGACACAACGATCACAACTTCACAAGCTGGGATTAGTCCAGGTAGTTGGAACTACAGAAACACAATCAGGAAGAACAGCAAGAATCTGGAGAAAAGCATGATTACAAGTGAATGCACCTGCGAAGACTGCAAGTTATACAACGCAGTTCCAAAGGCAGTGGGAATTACACAAATCGGTAAACCACGTAAACCAGAACACGTACCTGGACAGTTCAAATGGAAGCCGATGTTAGCAGCTGAAAAATACTGGACTTACCTAGTCACATGCAAAGTCTGCAAGTGGGAAAAGTTCAGCGACTACTACAACGCTATTGAGTGGATGTGGTTTCACCATGCAGATGAATGCAGTAAACCAAGCAAGAGATGGAGCAACTAATGGATGAAAAGGAATCAGTCCAAAGATTCGTACAAGGATGGAACGCATCACTTTACGAACTTGAGGATCTCTTAGATGAAATGGAAGACACAAAGAACAAGAAAGTTCTAGAGACTATTCAGGAAATCAGAGACTTTATCAAAACAACAGAAAACTACTGGCAACTAATAAAGGTGGACCAATGAGTCATGAAATGAGCAAAAAGCATGCAGACCAAGTAGCAGAGAAAGCAGCAATTATTGCTAACACAGCATTCATGCTAGGTCGCAGAGCTGAGAGACAACACATCATTGATCTAATGATGAACCAACCAGTATCAGAAGAAGTCCACAAGGTTATCAACATGTTGAAAGAGAGTGAGGTCGAAGGTGATTAGTTTCAAACAAACTGTTTATGTAGTTACAACAGCATTCGCCATGCTCGCCATTATGATTGGCGGTCTAATCTTCTGGGCTTACGAGCAACCATCCTGCTGGGACTTACATTCTTCAGAAGAACAAGCAATCCTAAATTGCGAAAACTAAGAGGAGGAATAGTTATGACAACTTGTAAGTGTCGAGAGACTGAAAAGAACAATCTCATAATGACCAGGGGGCTGATGGAAGACTTACGAAATGCAGCTGAAAGAGTTGGAAGACGTAAAGCCATGGAAGAGATCATCGAGCTTCTACAAACACATCAGAACCTTTGGTTTAGCCAATCACTAAACATCGGGTCAGGTTCATTCTGGGCTAACAAAGCAACAACAACACAAACACTGGTAACAGAGATAAGGAAGAAATATGCCGACCTATGAGAAGCAGATAAAGGACACAGTAATCCGACTAACCATTGGATCTATAACTGACGTGCTTAGGGTCTACAAGGTAGAGAGTCCAGACACAGAGATTGAACTTGGATACAACCAAGGTATAGACGATGCAATCAAAGCAGTTCAACTATTCCTAAAGGTGCTAGAGAAAGACCAGGAGGACAACACTCATGAGTGAATGGAAGAAGGCTAAGAAGCTGGCAGTCAAGTTCACTAAAGCTCGCATCCCACTAACAGAAGCAGAGAAGAAGAGACTTGCCTATCTAAAGAAGAAGAACGACGAGTCCAAGTGAAACCCTTTGACATCAACCTTTACAATGCTGACGATAACGCTAAAGACTTAGTGATCCAATGGCTAAAAGGTTATGGCTACCACATGTGGGTCAATCCAGACCAGTACGGCATAGACCTTATTGGAACAGTTAACACAGGTAAGCACATAGCAGTAGAGGTAGAAGTCAAACATCATTGGACAGGTGCACACTTCCCATTCAGGACTGTTCATGTCTCAGCTCGTAAGCAGAAGTTCGTTAGACCTAACGCTTACTTAGTGATGGTGAACCATGAGCGTACACATGTATTGACCTTGGACTATGAGACACTAAGTCAGGCAAGGTTAGTAACTAAGCCAACTATCTATACAACTGATGAACAGTTCTTACAGGTAGATGTAGAGATGGCTAAGATAAGGAAACTACATGGCTGATTGGCATAGCAGTAAAGAGTGGCACAAAGCCAGAGCATACGCTAAGACCATACTCGACCCAGTATGTGTACGCTGCAACAAAGACCTTGAAGGTAATGACTGGACTATCGACCACATGATAGCTAGTGATCCACCTAACCATGACATCAGCAATCTCCAGTCAATGTGTAGAAGATGCAACGGATTCAAGCAAGATAAAGTACTCGAGAGAATCACCTGGTTCTCCGATAGGTGGCAATAGCCTGACGTTGAGCCCCTAGATAAGCCCTATCTCCCTATCCAAGGGTGGTAGGGTTTTTTCTGTGGGTCACGTTTCATCCCACGCAAGTTCTCAAAAACTTACCGAACAGGTTAGATTATCCAGAGAAGGAGACCAGTATGGTCAAGGATGCTTTAGAAGAATGGTTGCAAGGTTTAGAACTAGAACTAGACCAGAAGATACTTGCTCGTATCTGCCTGGCACTAGCCGATGACTTTGATGCGAAAGCGAATACCAGCACAGCTGCGGAACTTAGGAAGACTTACTTGGAATTGAAGAGGTCTTTGGGAGATAAAGTCCAACACGATCCATTGGAAGCAATCCTGAAAAGATGAGTCATGTAAAGAGGGGGGTGCGTTATCCATCTATCTACACCAAGCCTTTATCTCAGCAGTTCATTACTGATGGCGACAAGCTCATTGAGTTGGTCAAGGTGGCATGGAAGAGTCCGGAGCAACCAGAGGGCATTGAGTTAGACGAGTGGCAGAAGTGGTTGCTGAGGCACATGCTCGAACGTTATCCGCCTACACATCCGCAATACCCTAATCAACTTCGTTACCGCCAGATTATTGTGTCTATGGGTCGCCAGAATGGTAAGTCGCTGTTAGGTGCGATTCTGGGAGTGTATGGTCTGCTCTTACATAACCAAGGTGCTCAGGTAATTAGCCTGGCATCATCTACTGACCAAGCCCGAATTATTTACTCTAGGGTTCTCTTCACTATTCAGCAGAATGAATGGTTAGCGAAACGCTTTAAGAAGGCTACTGAGCAACGAGGTATTTTGACTGCTGATGGTTCTGGGCGTTATGACGTGAAGGCTGCTAAAGAGTCTGCTCTGCAAGGTATTCCCATGAGTCTTTGTCTCTTTGACGAGCTTCACCTTGCTAAGACTGGAATGTGGTCAGCAGCGGTTCTGGGTACTGCACAGCGTAAAGATGGAATGGTTATTGGCATTACTACTGCTGGAGACCAGTCAAGTGAAACGCTTATAGATCTATACAAGTTAGGGACTGCCGCATCTCAGGGAGACCCAGACTTAGAACGTATTGGGTTCTTCTGCTGGCAAGCGAATGATGGTGCACAAGTGGATGAACCTTTGGCACTAAAGATGGCGAACCCTAGCATTGAAGCTGGAAGACTTGACTTGAATACTGTGCTGTCTGACATCAGGAGCATCCCAGAACATGAGGCTCGCAGGTATCGACTAAACCAGTTCATTGCTGGTACCGCTAATTCTTGGATTGCTTCGGAACTATTTGCTAGGGCAAGTGGGGATGGAATTACAAAACAGGATGATGTTGTCTTGTCTGTGGATAGAACTAAGAATTGGGAGTTCGCAACTATTGCAGCTGCTCGTAAGACAGAGGATGGAACATTTGAAACTGAGTTGGTTGCTACTTACGCTGGTGCTACTGAGAGAGTTCTTTACAACAGACTTAAGGAACTGTACGCCAGGGGAGGCATTTCGGCTATCGCTGTTGATGACCGCCAATTACCTAATCTTGCTAAACTCCTAAAACAAGATGGGTTACCGGTCTGGCAGTTATGGACTAAGGAAATCTCGTCAGCTTGTTCTACTGTTTACGCTATGTTCTCTACTGGTGTAGTCAAGCATCGCAATGATCCACTTCTCCAGTTACAAAGTCCCAAGGGTATTGCTAAATACACAGGTGAGACTTGGTTGATTAGTCGCAAAGATTCTCTTGGAGATGTTGATGCTCTTATGGCGACTATCATGGCACTTTATGTATCTGCGACACACCGAGAAGTTGGATTACAAGTTTTTTGACTTTATGTAATTTGTGGTATACGTTCACGATAGATGGCAAACATATTTACCAGACTCTTGGGTAGAGAACGTGAAACTCGCAGTTCTACCCCAATTTGGCCTACCCGTTCTGATGTGGGTGTTGGTCCTAATCAAGCTCTAACTCTGACTGCTGTTTACAGGTCTATTCAGATTATTGCGACACCAATCTCAAAGATGCCTATGCAGACTTTTAGGTTTGCGACCGGTCTTGAGGTTCCAGTTGAGAACCCTATTCTTGTAAACAAGCCAAACTACTTGGACACTAAGAGAGACTTCTTATTCCAGACTGTCGTATCTATGGCACTTGATGGCAACGCATTCTGGCTAAAGTCTTATGGATCTAATGGTCAGGTCAATAACCTAACTTTGATTCCACCTAGTGCTGTAACTATTCGCCTGGTCAATGGCATCAAACACTATGACTACCAAGTCAATCAGGACACTCCAGTTGCGACTACTACAACTGACATTCAGCACCTCAAGCTCTTCAGCAGAGTTGGATACCTAAGAGGTCTAGGTCCTATTGACTCTTGCCAGCAAGACATTTCAGCTGCATTAGAACTTCGTAACTTCGCTGCTAACTGGTTTGGTCAGGCAGGTATTCCAACTGGAATCCTAAAGACAGACAAGCCTATTGGTGCTGAGGATGCTAATGAGATTACTGAGAGATGGCATGCCAAGCAGTCTGAGCGTAAGGTTGCTGTTCTTGGTCAGGGCTTTGAATGGCAGACTGTTCAACTAAACCCTAGAGATGCTCTATTTACTGACGTGCAGGTTCAGCAGGTTCAGGCTATTGCTCGTTTGTTTGGTATTCCAGCGAGACTGCTACTAACTGGAGTAGATGGATCATCAGACACTTATACAAACTTGCAGGATGAAAACCAAGTCTTCTACCGCCACACAATCATGGCTTACACCGATGCTATTTCAGATGCTCTATCAGAATGTCTGCCAAGGGGTACTCGTACAGAGTTCAACTTCGAAGGACTTTTCAGGGCTGACATGGCTAACAGATTCAACATGTATGAGACAGCGATTCGTGCTGGCTTTATGACAACCGAAGAAGTAAGAAGAAAAGAGGGTCTGGAATGACCGAACTAGAAACTAGAAGTTTCGAAGTAAG